ACACAAAGACCGCCAAGATGATACTGCTATGACCCCCCATAACAGGAGGTCGAACTAGGGAGATTAAAGTATGGTGTTATCCTAATTCATCATCGCTGACTGTCTCCATGATATCAGCAAGTACAATGTCTACTTTTATAGAATTGGGATCTCTCCCCATTGCTCTATATAATAGTTCACAGATGCCCAAATCTCTCCTGCAGCATTTTCCTGTCTCTATAAGCCTCCTGATCCCATTTCTACCCATCTGAGACAGAGCTGAGTCCACTAGCCCGTCCATTAATGGATGGGAAATTGTCATTAAACTGCTGATCTCCTTGTGATGCGCTGGTCCGAACAATCCCATGTCTATCTGGCCAAAATCCTCGTCATACAAAACAGAATTTAAGTCCAAGCACTCTGACACACACTCCACTGCAGAGTCAAAGCTTATATCATCCATCTCTGCTAAGATGAGATCAATCATTTCACTGGTGTCTATCTCAAGAGCCTGAGGCTGGTCGGTTGGCAGCATTGAAAAAATGGTTCCCACTTTTGATCTTATAGATGATTCAGTACAGTTCTTGATCAGAGATTTGAGGAGATCAGGTCTAATTCCCCCAACCTGCCTATGACCTTCAGAAATGTCTAGAACTGGCTTCAGGAACTTAATGGGTAGACTGTCGCATAAAAGCCAACTCTTACTTGGCTGCTTGTTAAATTCAGGAATCATTCTAAATATCTCTAGAGCTGACAGTTCCATCACGCTGGACGAGCTTATGTCATTGTCAGAAGGGGTGTAGGTCAGAATATGAAGATCTCTTTTGACTTTAGGAAGATTAACATAGAGTCTTAGAGTGTTGTTTGTCACTTTAAGACCAATTTCATGATCCTGTATATCATGAATGTTGTCCATCTCTTCTTTTAGAATATATATTGGAGCACCATATCTATGACCTGATCCATAAATTTGAAAGTTGAATATCCAACCATTGACAGGCTGATGTTGATCTGGAGCAATGTTATTGTCATTTCTAACTCCCATATCATCACACCAAGATCGAATTGACTTAGATAATATCCAAACTTCCCTACATCTGCTCACCCAGACCCCTGTAATCTGAGGGATCTGCCCTTCTTTACAATCGACGGAAATTTGGACACCATATCCATCCATAATTCCTCGCCACACTCCTTCTCCAAAATATTGCACTCTACTCCCCACTTTCTTTGACTTCTGAGGCCTTATATATGCCCCTATGGTGCCTGCTCCAAGTGTCTCCAATTTCCTTATAATGCCTTCTTTGTCTCTGCAGTACTCCTGCAGTAGACCCACAATGTTTGACCTGGTTTTTCTATCAGACTGATTTATCACGACCTGCGGCAACACTTCAAGAGACTTTTGACAGAATCTTGCCTTAGTTTCCTCTGAATAAGGGCCATTCAGTATTGAGAACAGAGTGTGTTTACAAATCTCAACAGAGACTGATCTTGTTATAGCCAAATCATCTTCTATCCCGGACAATATTCCAACTTTTGTAAAATTGTCTCTGATCACCATTGATAACTTGCTCAATCCAGATCTTTTCTTGACAGGTGCACCAGTGATCCTAATCGTCCTAGCTTTGCCCTCCATTCTTGCAAAGAAATTCCTAATTTGAATGTGATTATGCAATGGGGATGTCTCCAATGTCTCCTCTGGGCTATCTCTTAGCCATCTGATTGTCAGCTTCAGCCTTTCCCATTCTCTCATCATTCCTGTTCTACCTATTCTGCACTTCTGAGTGCCAAACCATTTATCTGATACTAGTTTCTCTGGAGAACATTTGTCATTCACTGAGTGATCAAACACTGTCACTCTGGTCTGAGTGGCTTCCCTCATAGAGGATCTCATTATCACTTCTATTTCTCCTCTGTCAAACACCAGTTGGTCCAGAGAGTGAAATTCTTCTAAATTGGGGAAAAGGAATAGGATGTCTTCTGGATCAATCTCACCAAAGTCTGAGTACCCTTCATATGTTGCAAGCTTGTATAATAGGGAGTACTTTGAATTTTCAATGAATGAGAATTCTGGCCTGCCAGAGTCTTCAAATATTGTTGCTGACAAAAAATAGACTGAGGAGGCCATCACTTTAGCCACTGCATTCCCGGTTGACAGAGAGGACACCACACCTGGGCTGTGGACCTTTTCTGCAATTCTTAGTAGTATTTCCTCGCCAGTTCTAGGGGCTCTGTATAAGATGTGAGGAATTTTGTTAATCTGATCTATCCAGTCGTCAGGAATCCCCAGTCGAGATCTGAGTTTTTGGAATTTCTTCCTAGAGCCCCATCTCAAAGAAGAACTCAAAATCAATGCTCCTCCAGGGCTCACACTACAGGTCTCAGGAATTTCATTGTGAAGGAGGCCATCTGATCCCATCCTTACCTTCTTCATAAAGAAACTGTAAATCTTTGACAAATTTGTTCTAGTAATTGCCTTGTACAGGTTATAACGGAAGCCTCCTAGACCAGCTGCTCTTGGGTTGTCTAACAAGAAGAAACCCAATCCAGGATCACACCATTTCATTATTGCTTTTTTATACTCTGAGAATAAGCTGGAAACCCCCATTCCCATGAGAGCATAATGAGTTGTGCATTGGGATTGTTGAATCATTGCAGTCAAAGAGAAAGATCCACCTCCCTCACATACAGGTGTCACTAAGTTTGAGGCTTCTTCTTGTCTAGCAACAAGTGTTTCAGCTTCTGACAGATTATTACTTGCAGCAATCCATCTGATTGTTGGCCTCACATGCTGATTGTGGAAATAAAATTCAGAATTGTACTCCATGGTGAAGTCAGTATTTGAAGTTGACTTCTCTGAGGGATATATCCCTAGGTAAACTCCAAGAGCTCTCTTCACTCTGAAGCACAATGCAGCTGTGACTTTACATTTAACGATTAATTCCTCTGATGAGCTGGGAAAGCTGATGAGCATACTACTATCATCAGACCCCTGCATCATGTCACACACAATGGAGAGGCTCATCTCAGGGTGGACTTTTGAGTTAAACAGCTTGAAAGATAAAGACCTGACATATTCCTGGTGTAGAGAATGTAAGAGAGACGAGGTGAAGTGAAGAATACCCTGCATCATGCCTGTTGAGGTTTCCAGATAGGTCTTACCTGGCTCTAGCCAAGGCACTTTAACATTCCCATGATATGCATTATAAAGAGTCATTATAAAATCATCTTCTAGCTCTAGTTCTCGTTTACTGTCAATAATTCTTAAAAATTCTAAGTTCATCATCATCCTTTTCTTTGTGAACATAGAGCACCCTCTTATTATTATTGGCCACCACATAGAATGTGTGAACTCACAGAGCATCAGGGCAAACTTGGTGACAAAGTGTCCCTGGTTCCACTTCCTAGCGTCGTCTGAGGTTGCAGTTGTCCAAACAGAGCCCTTACAATGCTTTCTTGCTCTAATACCATGACTCTCAGGAATTTTAGTTTTGTTATTTGGGTTACACAAAGTGTCAGAAGGGAAGAATCTGCCTACACATTTGGCAATTGATTCCACTACAGACTGAACAATTCTTTCCTCAGCTCCCATGACATATATTTCCCTCAACCCTCCATGCTGCTGTTTTTTGAAGAGGCATATGTGCATGCAGCCTCTGTTTTCAATATTGGTCATACATTCCTCAAACATTTCAACAGCTAGGGTTTTCCCCCTCTTGGCATACTCAGTCATCTTAACTAGAACCTTGTCTCTAGTGTAATTCTTATCTTTCACATCTTTGAATATGTACCAATCATCATCAAAATTGCTAGTTGCCTTAAGAGTTGCCAGTCTTTCTAAAGTGAGAGATCCAAGCTCTCTTCTAATGTCTTGGTCTATTTGATCTAACACATTCTTCCCATACAACTTTTGCAGTAAGACCTTGCCATGATTACAAACCTCCTTCAGGTAACTCCTGCTAAACTCATGCATCTTTGGTTCCACAGGATCATCCCAACCAAGATATCTATCACTTATGGGTCTCAAATGCTCCAACTCTATGATTTTCTTGTACATGGCAGATAGTGCTGAGGGCTCTGTCTCTTCCTCTTTATTTTTAAAGTATCCATTATAGCATGCATTGATGATGGGGTGAACTTCTGAGGTATCTCTCCCAGACAGAGGATTGAATAGTCCAGACCAACTTAGAGAGTTTTCATTTCTCTTTAGCACAAAAGGAGACTGGCTTATCCTTTTCATAGCAGAGAATAGCCTATTTATCAAGAAAACCTGTAGCTCTGATCTCAATTTAGTGGGAAGCTTCCCAACCATCTTGTGTGGTTTTGGTATTTCTGGTTGGGAGACAAAACCCTCCATGACAATGTACCGAGAAAGAGTTTGTAGCTCTTCAGTTGTGGCCTTATCCTCCATTAGTGTTAACAAAGAAAGTTTGACCATATATTGGATGTCTTTGCTAGAATTAGAACCTGATCCAAGGGGAAGATGAGACATCCACACCTTTCTCCCATAGCATTCATTCCAGAAGCAGAGTGCAGACTCATAAAGAGCACTGGTCTTGCACAAGTTGGTTAGCTTGCTTAATTTGAAAGAAACAAAGTCTGTGACAAACAAGTCTCCTGCATCATAATAAGTTCGAAAACAGGAAGACCCTTCTAAGTCCTTGACATAATAATTCTTTTCAACTGCAAAAGACACGAAGATATGGCCTTTGGAGGATGTAGGCTTGATTAATAGATATACAGGAGAGTTTAGCAGCCTCTTGACAACAAAACTGCTTGGCTTGACATGCTGCTTGACAGAAGCAGATAGTTCTGACCCTACAACATTTACAAATTGGGTCCAAGAGCCTAGTGGTGATGTCAGAATGCCCTTATGGCACTGAAGAAATTCATTTCCACCTCTCCTAGATATGGTTGGTTGGTGGATTTTCTGAGCTTGTAATCTTAGCTCATAATCTTCTAAGTAGGGAGAATATAGGAGGTCATTAGATGGCTTGAAGTCTGGACTGGAGTCTGTGTATAGGAATTCTTCCACAGGAGTAGTGTCATGGAATATGGAAAAAATTAGTTTGCTCTTCTCTCTATGATCTTTGACTGATGTCAGATCCTTGAATGCTTTACCATTCACACCAAGAATAGCTATAAACTCTTTCTCTTCCACATCTAAATCTACTCTCACTCTGTGATATTTACTTCTTTCATCATCTCTGACCCTGGTCCCAGATAAGGCATACTCTAACTCGCTCATGGGGTCATCATTCATTCTCTCAATCTCTTCTAGCTGTGCTGATAGCCTAACTCGTTCCCATATTCTGCACATTGGATGGTCCCCTTCAACATTTAGCTCTTGAAGTGTATGAAGACTCTTCCCAGGGTGAGCCTCTCTAAAGATCCAGGGAGGAAACAAGACAGTTCCTTTTCTCCAGTTTATTGGCCGAAGATTGTCCCTAGACTCATGAGTGCTAATGAATTGATCTATAACACTAGTGCATTCACTCAGGTTCTTACTTAGTCTTTCTTCTAAAGTCAGGAGAGGATCTATAAAGGAAGATGAAAGTAAGGATTTCTGTGAGCCCCTGGTCACTTTATCCAACACATCTTGCAAATACCCAGAATCTGGTTCAGAATGATAAAAATTCCAGAAAAGGTCTCTCTTAAAAGAAGGAAACTTCTCCTCAGTTCTACTCCAATTGACCTGGATCCCAGATACAATTCCTAATATCTCTCTTTCAATTTTTGTGTATTCTTCATCCATATCTCTTAACTCAGGGCACAGTATCTTTATCTCTGACTCAATAGCTAAAGCTAGGCGAAATCTGAAGCAGAGCTCATCTATGTCACGCTGGTCCATTCTCATATTAGTCCACAAACCACCTCTATGCACTCCAATTGTATGTAAGGACACTGGACCTTGGAGAGACCTATTCCTGCAGGCCAGCTCATACTTTGTTATCTTGTTTTGGGTGGCATGTCTAGCTTCCTCCTGACGACCACGGAAAGTGGTGAACTCCACTACATGGAAGCTGCCAGATGGAGTCCTTACTATGACATCAGGAGTCAGATCATCAAAACCATCATTTACAACATCGAAAATGGATGAAAAGGCACGATCTGTTGCATCAGCTAGGTGTCCAAATGTAAAATTATGGATGAAGTTAGGTATATTTATGGATCTAACAGAGACATTTGGTCTAAGTGATGATCCCACATCTGAAGCTGAGTCTAGCTCATCCAAATTCAAATCAATCTCAATGCCAGATATGGACTTCCTCACCTGAAAGTCTGGTATCATGGCATTTCCAAAGAAATAGTCATGATGTGTTATGGGCTTACAGAAGAACCCCACACGGGGCAGTATCTGTTTTGCTAATAACTGATTCATCTCTTGGCGCCTTTGTGT